AAGAGTAAGCCTAATAAGATTTTTTGCATTTTATAGCACCTTTAGTTAAGTGCTATTATTTAGCTAGAACGAATTGTTGAACCAGCCTATTTTGCGTCCTTCTGCGATTCGCTTGTCGTGTTCTTCTACACTGCCTGGAAAACGCCATGCCCATACTGCTACACAGAACATAAACATGCCTGTATAGACAATACCGCGAGTAGGCACATTGGTAAAATGCATAATAGCCAAGCTGGAGCTCATCATAGCTAGCATGAAGAACTTCATTTTAGTAGGAAATACACGCTTTTCACCCCAGTTGGTGAGGAAAGGTCCAAAGATTTTATGATTGTATAACCAGGCATGCATCTTTGGACTACCTTTGGCAAAGCAATAGGCTGCAAACACAACAAAACAACTATAGGGTATGCCAGGTGTGATCAATCCGACATATGCCATGCCCAAACTTAAAAAACCTAATACTTTCCAAAGGAATCTTTTTATTGTATGAATTGTAGCCATTCTTTATGTTTAACGTTAAATGGTAACTTTTTACGTTTACCTACTAGGTCATAGACATCAGGTTTGTAAGGTTTGATTTTTGGTTTCCAACCTTTAACTTGATCGCTTTTACTAGCGTTGCAAGGTCCACAAGCTGTTGTACAATTTTCCCAAGTACTCTTGCCGCCTTTGCTCACAGGCAACACATGATCCAGTGTTGCATCTTTACGTTCAATTTTAACACCACAATATTGGCATTGGCAATTATCTCGTAAGTATACGTTGCTACGACTAAATCGAACAGATGTTTTAGGATTCATGTACTCTCGCAACATCATCACACTAGGTACTTGCGTTTCCCAATTGGCTGAATGCACTACCCAATTCTCGTGTAGATATAATACATCGGCTTTATCTAAAACCATGTATCGAATTGCATCTTGCCAGGTAATTGTACTCAACGGCATTAACCCTACAGGGTTTCCATCAGCGTTGAGCAAAAGACAATCGGACATTTTAATACTCTCATAGTTGTGTTACAGACCCAACCTAAGTATTTATTATACACTAGATTACAGTTTATGTCAATAATCGTTGTGCAAACTCATTAGCACTTTTATCCAGTGCGGCGCACCATTGATCTGAACCGTCGGACTCAAAAGTTAATTCCAAATCTGCGCTTGTAAGACACCAGCTATTTTCAATCTTCCAAGGATGAGTTCCAGCCAATTCTCCTTGAAGTTGTCCTGGAGCCCACCCGCACATTCCTAAAAATAGTCGCCAATGTTCGGGTTCATCCCCATCTCGTAATCTTGGAAGTATATCGTCTGCACTACTTAAACTAAAATCTTTATTGATTCTAAGTGTGTTCTTACTCAACCACTCTGTTGAATGAAGTAGTGTTAGACTTTGATTACTTACAGGGCCGCCAACATACATCATACCAGGTAAGTCTAATTCCATACCTAGCTGTTCTCCAAAATCTCTAATGGATAACTGACTTTGTTTGTTTAAAACAATGCCTAATGTTCCTTGTGGGGATTGCTCTGTAATCATTATTACAGTTTTGTGCCAAAAGTTTCCTTTAACGGCGGGAGGAGCGATTAACAAATTACCTAATAAATTCATTAGGTATTTAGTTATGCAAATCGAGACACTGATTGTTTTACGTCACCAATTGTAATTTTACCATCACGATCACGATCTAGTCCTTTGTTTTGCTTGTAGACTAAATCGCTACTTAGGTTTGTTCCGGGGACTTTGCCACCGCCTAATTGTCCCAACACAAAGTGATCAGGATATCCAATAAACTTTGGCATAAAGGTTGCCATGTATAGATCCCCAACTGAGCCGTCACCAACACCTGTCATTTTGTAGTATTTGTAAACATAGTCTAGTTGTTGAACACCATCCATCTGTTTCAATTCATCAGTCGTTGTTCCTAATCTACGTGCTGTGTCAGGCATAAACTGTATAAGACCAGTGGCACCAATACTGTTTTGTATATGAGGATTAACTCCTGATTCTTGTTTCATAACAGCTAATAGAGCATTAGAAGTTGTTCCTAATGCTGTTGCTACTTTTGCAAGTTTTTTATTAAAGTCTGGATCCTGAATTGTAGTTGTATCTACTTTCTGTGCATCAACACTATTTGGACGAGACAATACATCTTTGTATTTTGCAGCAATGTCAGGTTGGTGATCAGCAGCACGTCTAGTGAATGGACCTAGTCTACCATCTATACCGTCTTGATTAGGACCAAAATTACCTAAGTTTTCGCCTTTGGCTTTTAGTTCGCGTTGTAATTGCATCACGTCTTTATCAACGGCTTCTTTTAATATTTCGTAGACTTTCATAGTTGATCTTTCCTAGTTCCGTAGTCCGGTAGTGGGCCTCCATACTTACGGCCTTTGATGCGCTTGCCCCCAACAGTGACTCTTACTTTGCGTTTACCGCTGGTAATTAAATGACTCTTTTCGCCATCGCGAGCACGAAGTCCTTGGCTCTTACAGCTGGCCAAGTTACTGGCGCCCATTTTGCTGTCCGGCTTAGAACTAACACATAAGGCGCGGCTGGCTTTTTCGTTTATAAATTCGTTTGCTCTCATACTGTATTTATTGATTTAAATACTCAAAGACATTTAGCCACTTGCGCTTTCCAATAGTTTCTTTAAGGTGTGCTAAATCTGCACATGTTTTGGAACGCATACGGGCTTGTTCTTCTGCAGGAATTGACTCTAGTTCAATATGAACGCCTTCTATTTCAGCAATTTCTTCAGCGATATCTAAGAAGCTATGTGCAAGTCCTGATCCAACATTCCATATGCCCGAACCTTTAACTTCTTTGATAAAATCAATGTGTAATCGACAAACATCTCCTACCCAAGTCCAATCTCGTTTGATGTTCTCTGCGCCTTCCCATACTGTAATCTTGCCTGTTTTGCGGGCCTCTTCTCTCCACTTGTGTATTATGTTTGAACGAGTTCCGCGAAGATGCATGTACTTTCCGTAAACATTAAAATAACGAAATCCCTGTACAAATATACTTTGTGGCTGTTGAAATACCCAGCGATCAAATAGATACTTACTCCAGGCATAAGGAGTTTGTGGATTGCAAGGAGCATACTCGCTAAAGTCTTTTGTATTACCGTAGACACTACTTGAACTTGCATATTGCAAGTGTACTCCGTGAGTATTACATTCTTTAAACAACCACTGACTGAACTCTAAATTTTGTTTTAGAATTCTATCAACATCTGGATTTGTCATATCGGCAATTGCACCTAAGTGTATTACCCAATCGTAGTTTACTATATCAGGTAAACCAGCCGGATCCCAATCCCAGCCGTCAACGTGCCAGTCAGGCTCATGCGCCATCCAAGCTAACATATTCCGGCCAATAAAACCATTATGGCCAGTTACTAATACTCGCATGTTATTCTACAATTTGTGAAAATCTATTTAGGAAAGCTTCAAGCCTGCAGGTAAATTCATTACCTTTTTGATTGCGATATTCGACCCAGGGATCGCTTTCTTCGTTTGGGTTCCAAATTGCTAAAATAGTAAACTCTTCTCTGCTGTTAGAGCCAACCCACTTTGATCCTGTTTTAGGAACAGAATTAATTCTGTCTTCTGATGTAAATGTTGTCATAAAAATTGTCCTGGATTGCTTTGTTCTAATTCGTCTAGTTTATCCCAGACAAATTTTAAAAGTTCTTTTCCTACTGGTAAATCATTACTCATTAATAATGTTAATCGACTTAGCAACATTCCTGATATTTCATGTGCTGAAAAATTATCTTGTTGCTCCATTATTAAATCATCTAGTTTTCTAAGAAATTCTACCATTTGTAGATCTTCATTGTTATTTAAATTTTTCATACCATGGAGTTTTTATTTTTTTGTTAACGTTTTCTAAATACTTTTCATATAGGAACGGACTAAACTCTTTTTTAGCAAACTCAGCATCCTGAAGATTTTCTGGAGTTAATATGTGTTGAATAAATCCTGTAGTTAGATCTAACTCTGCATTATTAACTAATGTTTGATAAATTTTTTCAGTTAATATTTTATGATTGCTTAAACACAAGTGTCCGTATCTTGCATCATACGCCTTAAATGTTAAACGGTCTTTTGGATCAACTTGCTCCATAGAGCTAACATGTTCTGCTAATGCGCCTTTGCTAAATTTTAATTCCGGAAAGTCAGATGTTTCTCCTATGAATTGATCAAATCCAAAGATAACTAACGGAGGTTTCCAACCTAGTTGTCTAGCTGTGCTAGCTAGCCATCCTAATCGCATTTTTACAGACAAGTTATCTAATTGAGAACGTTGTACATATCTAAAATAGTCAGCAGCAATTTTAGCTCGTTCAGTTCCTATTGCAGCATCTAAGTCTATTACATTTGGATTTGTTATGTCTGGGCGATCCTCAAAAAACCAAAATCTACCTGGACTGGTTAATAGAACAATTAACTGATCGTCTGAAGTAATAGTTGGCTCAGTTTTGTCTTTTAAATCGTGCAGAATTCTCCAATTGAAGTCTTGACTACATCCCCATAGACTAACGTTGACTATTTCTAAATTTAGTCTTTTGGCTATGTCTACATGCCAAACATTTTCATTTTGATCCGCGGGCATTACATAGGTGAAGCTATCTCCTGTGATAAACAATCTACTCATATGCTATTCCTATTACGCCATATCGTTCGATTTTTAAGATATTTTTGATAGTTTTCTTTACCAAATTCATCTGAAGCAAAGTTTGTATTTTCAAGTTTATCTTTGGTTAGGATTTGTTTTATAAATCCTTGTGTCAAATCTAATTCTACATTATTAACTAAAGAATTGTAAACTTTCTTAGCAAAGATTATATGATTGCTAAAAATCATATGATGATATCTAGCATCCGATCCTTCAAAGAATTCACGCTCTGTATGATCTTCTTGTTCTTGTCTGCTGACATTTTCATTAATATTACCTTTACTGAACACTAATGATTGATAACTATTGTCAGAACCGTAATCTTGTCCAAAGCCAACAATAACTAATGGTTTGCGCCATTTATTATGATATGCTGTATGATCTAGCCAACCTAATCGATTCTTTACTGACAATATATCTAATTCCGGTCTTTGGATATGTTTAAAAAAATCTTTGGCTATTTTTGCTCTTTTAAATCCAACCATCTCAGCCATGTTGGTTATTTTTGAATTAGACGCTTCGGGCTTGTCTTCAAACAACCAATATCTATCAGACTTGGTTAATAAAACTATAATATAGTCTTCTGGAGATATATTTGTTTTACTATCTTCTAAGTATTTCCAGCAATAATCTTGGCTGGCTCCGGAGATACTACCGTTCTCTACTTGACAATTAAGCTGGGCGGCCAATTGATTAATCCAAACTCTCTCATCGTTATCATTTGGGAAGATAAAGCTATAACTATCACCAGTTATCCATAATTTAGGCATTAACAATCATCCTTGCTAGTCCTATACTATCTAAACTAACTAATAAGATATAGTTAGCTAACATACCAAAGCTCTGCCTGCTCCAAGCAGCCCATGCATACAAACAGCAACCAAATATCCATATAGGGTATAAGGTCAGTAAAGGCGGATTAGGAACTGTTAACATCATAACAAAGCTGTTACCTATGCTAATAGCCCAAGCTAAGACTTCAATCATAAAACGTAATGGATATGTTCTATAGTCGTCTTTAATCCATTCGAGTGTGGGTCTGAATATTGTATCAATCATACAGTAATTATCGCATAGGCGTTAGTCATTAGAGATTTATGAAATTATAAAAACACTAATCAAAAATTTGAGCATTTGCTATGTTAAAATTATTTTTATATAAATGATTAACTATTTTTGAGTACAAAGAAATTACTTTGGTGTCATTTTTTTGAGAGCCTTGATGCACATAATATACAATATCGCGATGCGGTTGCATTATCAAATATTGTCCTCCATAGCCCACAAAGAAAAACCCGTATTTTTCATCGCACCAAGTCCAAATTTGATATCCGTAACATCTTGTTGGAGAAACTTGTTGTTTTGGTTTAATAGATTCTCTTAGGTATTTTCCCATACATGATGAAGGGTCTTTGTAAAGACTGTTAATATAATGGCCAAGTCTAATATAGTCCTCGGGAGATGCACTAAAACCGTTATAAGTTGCGGCTTGATTGTTTCTGTTTCTTAACCATGATGCATCGTGTTCGGCACCAACTAACGCCCAAATAGATTCATGAAAATATTCCACAAATTCTTTTTTAACAGCTCCTTCAATTATAAGTCCAAGGGCAACTGTATCATAGTTATTATATTGAAAAACTTCTCCGGGTTTAAATTTTTTATCATCATTGGCAATCATATCATCAACATAATCTTTATATTTCCAACCGCTATATATAAAACTATTTTGAAATTTGACATGTTCGGCACTCCAACCAGACTCAAAGTTCCCAACAGCACTGCCGCTATTCATGAGTAACACTTGTTTTACAGTTGAGTTACCCCAGGATGTGTTAGCTAAACGAGGAACATATGTTGTTACACTATCGTCAAGACTTTTAATGTTTCCTGCACAATATGCTTGACCTATTGCAAGCGAGGTTAGGCTTTTTGACATTGAAAAAGCTAATGGTGTAGAATCTTTCAAGGAATTCTTAAGGTACTTTTCTAATACAATTTTCTTATTAACTGAAAGCAAAACAATCCTAGTTCCTTGCGAATCCATAATTTCTTTTACATCATCAGTTACGGATGGAATTTCTTTCTCAATTGAAAGATTTTTTGACAAACTTACAGAAGTTTTAGCACTATTCGATTTCTTAAAAAAATAAGTATTGTTAGTAAAATTAAATCCAGTGGCCCAATGATCCAAAACACTTTCGGATTCTGCCAACGACGTAGTTGTATAGATTCCAAGAATTACAATACACAATAACTTTTTCATATTCTCTTTCTGTAAAATGTACCTCTTATAAAAAAACCACCCGAAGGTGGTTTAGTTTTTCAAACTATTCTAGTATTAAACTAGACCAAGTGACATTGCTTTGTAACCAGCGGCAACGATCTTGCGGCTTGGTTGACCGATAACATACTCTGTTACCTTAGCGTTGTTACCAGCAACACGAGTGTTTGCATAAACTGCATAACCGTTTTGACGGATGCGGCTTACTTCAGCACTGATGTTCTTGATGCCAAAACGTTTTGCGGCTTGAGCGGCTGTAACTGCTTCGCCGTTATACATTGCGTTGAACA